TTAACACCAGAAAAAGTAAACTTAGGGCGGTCTATAGAGCCGCTGGAGCTGTTGAAGTTGGGGATGCGTACGATAAAGGATACGTCCCCGAAAAAGAGACACGACGGTCCGAAACGCAAGTAATAAACAAATTAATGTCTAATTTAAGAGACAGGTTAAACCATGGAAGATAATCAAACAATCGACGCTGCTGATACTGAAGTGCAGGTAGAACGAGCTTCGCCAGAAAGACTTAGTATAAGAGCCAGTTTAGAACAACAGTTGGATGAGCAAACCACCGAAACAGAAGTTGCTGAACCAGTTAAAGAATCAGTAGAAGAAGTCGCAACTGAACCGCAAGTAGAGCGACCAGCATTACTTCCTCCCGCAGATATGCGTAAGGAGGAAAAGGAAGCGTTCCTCAATCCTACGGCAGCCAACGCCCATATCTTACAGGAATACCTTAACCGTAGGGCTTATGAAACTAGGTCTGATTACAGCCGTAAAATGGCTGAAGTTGAGGAGCTTCGTAAGCAAACTGCTAGCGTCTATGACACTATTAAGCAATATGAGAACGATTACGCCAAGCAAGGTTTAAGTCTAGCTGATGTAACTCGTCGTTCTATTGCTTGGGACCAAGCTATGCAAGCTAACCCAAAGCAAGCGGCTAAAGAATGGCTCGATGCTTACGGCCTTAGCCCACAAGACTTAATGGAGCTACAACAAGAGTACCAGCAGCAATATCCCCAGGCTCAACAGCAGAACTATCTCACCAGAGAAGAAGCTGAACGCATAGCAGATGAGCGAGCACAAAACATACTTAAAAGCCAAGAGCAAAAAGCAGTTGAGTACTACAATCAGAGAGTTGTAGAATCATTTATGAATAGTAAGCCGATATTCAAGGACCCAGAAACAGCTTCGCAAATCGAAGCAGATATGGCTCCAGTAGTGCAGGCTCTTAGTTCCACAGGGCGCTACGGTTCCCCTGAACAGGTACTAGAAACTGCCTATAATTATGTAATTAACGGCAACCCCGCTTACTCCAGTCTCGTTTCTAAGATGACTGCTAAGCCGGTGATTCAAGAACAAAAAGCAGCGGTGGAAAAAGCCAAAGCTGCGTCTAGGTCTATATCTGGCTCCGCTGGTTCGGGGACTCCCAAGATAGAAGCTAAAAACCTGCGGGATAATTTACGAAGGCGCTTGGTCGGAGGCGACTAGGCTTTTAGTTATCCCGCTAAACAATAAATTAACGGGATAATTAAAATGGCAAACTTAGAGGAAGCAGTAGTAGCAACCTTGTTTGACCAGTCAGATGCAATAGCGGATGAGGTTCTTCACCACAATCCACTTCTTGCTTCGCTGGATGAGCAGGGTTTAATTCGTAAGTTCTCCGGTGGATATGAGCTTCGCAAGCCGATTATGTACAATGATACGGCGCAGGGCGGATTCTACTCCGGATTCTCATCGTTCAACCTTGATTCAATCGACGATGCTACGGCGTTCCGATTCGCTATTAAGCAGGTTTATGAGCCTGTAGCTATCAGCGGTCGTGACCGACGTGCTAATCGTGATCAGGCTATGTTGCTTGATCTCGCTGAGATGAAGATGAAGGCAGCTATCGCTCGCCTCAAGAACACAGTTTCGACCTCGCTTCGTGGCGATGGAACGGGATCTGGTGGACTTGAGTTTGACGGTATCAAGAAGGCTGTTTCGACTTCACCATCGTCGGGAACCTATGGAACCATTGATCGTGGCGCTAACACATGGGCACGTAACTTGGCTGTAAACGTAACTCTTTCTGCATCAAACGTGCAGGAGCAGATTACGGATGCTATCAGCCAGATCACTCGTGGTGATGAGCAGCCAGATTTGGGCCTCATGGACCGCACAGCTTGGAAGTACCTCCACAGCTCGCTCACAGCTATTCAGCGTATTCAGCTTCCTGCAAAGAAGGCTGTAGCTGGATTTCGTGTACTGAGCTACGACGGATGCGATTTCGTATTCGACGGTGGATACGGTTCTTCAGTGCTTGAGACCAACTCATGCCGACTTCTCAATACTAAGTATTGGTCGTTCGACATGGTTCGAGGAGCTGACTTTAAGCCCCTCGCTCCAGAGATGGCTCGCCCAGTAGACCAGGATGCTTTCTTCACAGTAGTTATTGTTGAAGGAAACCTCTGCTGTTCTGCTCCTGCACTTCAGGCTGTAATTTACGCTTAATTGTAAAGGAGAAGAATTATGTCAGGTTCGGGATCATTTGGAGTTAATTATAAGAAGGTGTGGGATGGAACTACCATTCCACTTCCTGCAAAGGTAAGAGACGTCGGACATTCCACAGAGGGATCGTTCGTATTCGTTCAGGCTAGTGGCGCAATCGGTCAGTATGATTGGGTTCATATTGATACTGATGGCCAAGCTGCTAAATGCACGACAACTCTTGCTGGTCAAACTAGCCAGGTTGGTGCTGCTCAGGTAGCTGCTGCTGACAACGAATACCTTTGGGTGTTTGTTGGCGGAGCTCAGGGTGGTGGGCTAGGTAAAGGGATTAAAGGCAACATTCTTACTGGATACGTTGCTAAGAACACTCTTTACACCACTTCTACCGCTGGTGCTGCTGACGATGCTGCTACGACTAAATTAAATGGCGTAGTAGGTCTTGCAGCTACAACGGGAACACAGGCTGTAGAGCTTGCTTCTACTGCAATCATCACAACGTAGTTGTGTACGAGGGGAAGCTAGTTTAGTTCCCCTCATTTTTTAGGAGTTTTTATGCCATCAGTTACTAACTTAATCGGCTTAGGTATGCCTCCTGAGCAAGCTGTAGAGGTATCTAACGGTACTTTTACAACCGTAACGAGTACCAACGCTGTAGTAGCTACGGCAGGTGGTGTTCGTACAAAAATGGCTATTAACGATGTAAATGACACAACCCCAACAGCGGCAGAGTTGACGACTTCGTTCGGTGCTCCTGCAACTGTAGGAACAGGTTTTGTGGGTATTGTTAAGGATAACAATGCTGATACTAACTGCTTCGTAGTTGTATCAAACGGAACATCCTTTTATTACCTCAAGTTTACAAAAGCTGTTTAATGGTTAGGGGGGAGAAATCCCCCTGTTTTATAGGTGATTTATGACATCATTTGCGGGTAACGCTACAACAACTACTCCCACAATAAATACGGCCACTAGCACTACGCTTCTTGCTGCAAAGCCTTTCCGTAACTTCTTGCTTATTCAAAACAATTCGGCTGCTAACATAGCTATTAGTTTTAGCGGCGCTACGCTTACTGGAATTACCCCAACGGCAACGAACTTTTGTTATGTGTTACCAAGTACTGCTGGTTCAAATGTAGTTCGGTTTGATGCTGGATTTGTTCCCGCAGGAGCTATAACGGCGTATCAAACGAGTGGTAGCCCAATCAACACTGTTACGGTTATTGAAGGGTAGTGCTATAAGTTAAGTACGCATGATGCGTATTTAACAGGAGAAACTATGGCACAAATTGATTGGAACGCATTGATGAACAGAGGCAATCAGCCTAAGCGCCGTTATTCTGGTGCTAACGTAAAGTTCTTTAATGCTTACAATGAAAATCGGGAAAAGACCGCTAAAGAGGGTCGTCCTATATTCGACGAAATTCCTTCCATCAGCATTCAGTACCCAGGTGGAGACGAGACAGTTCGTAAAATAGAACCACAGGATACAATAGAGTACCCTGAGTTGTATGCGGCGTTTAAGGCTGGTAGCGAGCCTGTCACGTCAGGTACTCCACTTGCAGAGTGGGCACCTATGACTGGCTCTGCTATGCGAGAGTTGCAGTACCTTGGTTTCAAGACTGTAGAGCAACTTGCAGAGGCTAATGACGATGTGAAGCGTCGCATGGGTCCACTGTCTAAGTTCATTAAGATGGCACAGGATTGGCTTAACGCTGCTAGCTCATCACAGAATGAGGTAGTCAAGCTCAAGCAATTACTTGAGCGAGAGGAGCGTAGGACCGCTAAGTTAGAAGAGCAGATCGAGTTCTTAATGCAACGAGTAGAGGCGAATGAAGGTACTGACCTTCGTTCAATGCGAAAGGAGGTGATCCGACCATCTCTCGTCGAAGACGTTGAGGTCGACGAGCCACTTGATGAAGTTGTTGAGGATGCTCCTAAGCGCAGAGGTAGACCAAGGAAGGTATGAGTTTAGCAACGATTGTTTCAAACGTAGCAGCAGAGTGCGGATACACAGTTGATCCAACTATTATTGGCTCTACTGAAACTACAACGAAGCAATTACTTGCTATGACGCAGCGCATCAATAGGGAAATATTCGAGGCCTATCCCTGGCCAAAATGTTATGCGTCAGGCTCTATAACCTTGGTAGGCGGGCAAGCTAATTATAGTTTGCCTGCCGCTTTTTCTTGGTATCAGTATGAAACATTCTGGAACAGCTCAACCAGATGGCGAATCCTTGGCCCAATGTCCGAACAGGAATACGGAGAGATTCGAGGTTTTGGGCTTAACACTACTGTTTACCAGCGTTTCCAAATCAGAGGCTTATCAAATACTGAAATACTTATTTCGCCGACTCCTAGTGCTACTAATAACGGCAATATTATTGTTTTTGAATATATAGCTGATAGGTCTGTAAAGCCTAAGACCTGGACGGCTAGCACTCTTTTTGCTGCTAATTCTTACTGCTTTTACAACGGCAACTACTACACAACTACGGCTGGTGGAACTACAGGTTCTACTGCTCCAACGCATACAAGCGGCTCAATATCTGACGGCGGTGTTACTTGGACTTATTATGATGGTGCTTACAGCACTTTTCTTGCTGATACTGATACAAGCATTTTTAATGAGAAGTTAGTTGAGCAAGGCGTTATGGAGAAGTTTGCTCAAATGCATGGTTTGTCTACGGTACAGCCTGTATTTACTGGGCAACTTCATGAAGAGTTTAGTCGTGATAATCCTGGCAAGATTATTTACGCTGGTGGGCATACAAGGGCAGAACTGTTTGCAAGAAGCGGCACTGCTGTATTTGGGACGTGGATATAATGGCACAAGATACTCAACCAAGACCTGACCCTGAGATTACCTATAACGATCCCATTGCTTATATCTACTACCTCCGCAGTCGTGGGCTTAATCCAATGCAGGTAGACCAGCTTGTTACACAACGCTTTGGTCCAGGTAAGACGCCAAAAGATAGAGAAAATGACGCAGCGAAAGCAGCTGAAAAGGCTGGATATGCTCAAACGGCAGGGGTAGTTGGCGGTGCGTTGTTAGCATCAGAAACAGCGAGAGGCTTTCCAAATGTAAAATCTGCTTTTGGCTATGAAACAACGCCAACAACCACATTACCATCGCAGGGATACAATCAAAGCGGTAAAATTGGACTAACTAGATCAGTTCCACCAGCGACAACAACAGTTGATGGCTCTGGCTCTAGTGTTAATTTAGGCGGGGCTGCAACACCTGAAGTTGTTTCCAGTCAAGGTAGTATGTCTACTATTAAGACACCTACGGGCGGTACTCAGCAAGTTCCAACAGAATCATTGAATGATTCAAGTTTCTGGAGTTCTGTTGATTGGGGGCAAGTAGCACAAGGCGGGTTAGCTTTAGCGCAAATGTACGGCGCTTATAAAGCGTACAAATCTGGAGATAAGGCAGGTGCGGGTATATCAGGTGCTGCTGCAGCTGGCAACCTTGCAGTAGCAACAGGCGCAACTAGTGGGGCCTATGTAGTCCCAGGATTAAATATTCTTGCTGGTGGCTATCAAGGCTATCAAACTGCTGAAGCATTAGGCGATATGGCAGCAGGAGCAAAGCGCACTAGGACAGGCGTAATAGGAGGCGCTACTTCTGGAGCTGCTACTGGTGCAGGAATTGGCGCATTTTTAGGGCCAAAAGGCGCTGCCATTGGAGCAGGAATAGGAGCGCTTGTAGGCGGAACTGCTGGCGGAATTGGAGCTGTTACTGGCAGTTCTAAAAAGAAACCACAAATGACAAGAGATGCTATCCGCAAAGTTCTTACGCAAAACAATATTCTTGATGAAAAGGCTCAAGGAAGTTTAGCGGATGGAACCCTTTACGATTTTGGTAAAGATGGCAGCCACATGAAGTGGAAAAACATCGACAAAGTTGCAGAAGCAAATCCAAATGCTTGGAGTCCTGCGGTCGGTTTGACAGATGCGTTAGCAACTGCTTATGGCTATGTAGGACAAAAAGCATCAGATATTTCTGCTTGGTATGCCAAGGCAGCAGTATCAAATGCTAATGACAATCCAGAAGTAGCTAAAGCAAATGCAAGACATTTTGCAAAACAGCAAGGCATTACGTTTGAGGGAGTTAAACAAAAATTAGACTCAGCCTTAAAAGATAATAGAGTTAGCCAAGGACAATACGATTATTATTTGTCAAATGCTCGTGACTTGACTGCGGGACCAACACAAACTGAAAAACAAATAGTTGCACGTCCAGCGGCAGGAAAAGTAGCTCGTGTTTCACCTGGAATGTATATGAATGATAAAGGCGTAATTAAGCCTTCATCCAATGTACGTTCTGCCTTAGAAAAGTTTTACACCGAACCAAAGGGTAAATAGTTATGCGATCCAAGACAGCACTTAGAAGAGATCCAAGCAAGCCACAAACAGGTGGTGGCCTCACTCAAAGCCTTCAACGGCTTTCCCCTGGCGTCTATCGTGACGCTGGTGGACGACTTACTAATCAAAGCGGACGAGCATTGCCTCAACAGCCAAATCGTCAGCAGTCTCCAATGGAGTCGCAATTACAAAGGCCACAAAATATGAATCCTATGCAACGTCCCCAAGGACCACTTATGGACCCTGGATTTATGCAGAATGGAAATATAATCAATTTGCCTGGACAGCTTCCACAAGGAACCAACATTTATGATTATGCTGGAGCTATAACAGGGCAACAACCAGAGCAGCCAGGTATGGTTAATCTTCTTTCGCAAATGCCACAACCATCAGCAAATATGGGTGGCCAGTATCGCTTAAGCCCAGGCGTATACGGCACTCGTGAGCAGGCGATGCAGCAAATGTATCAGCCAATTCCAGGACTACAAAATGGACTTGGGCAGCAAGGTTATATGCCACCAATAGATTGGACTCAAATGGTTAATTATCCAGCTAGTATGCCACAACAGCCGCTACAGCAGCAGCAAATGCCAACAAGACAACAAATGCTTAGGAAGTATTAATGCCATTACAAGGCTACACAATACCACCTCCGTACGGCGGCTTGGATCTGGTAGCTCCTATTGACCAGATGGATCCAAACTATGCGTTGGAATTGGTAAACGTGTTTCCTGGTGCTGGTGCTCCTAGTGTGCGACTTGGCTATCAAGAACTAGCAACTACAGGTGCAACTATCAGTGGCGAGATACAATTTATGTATCGTTTGCCAAAGAAAGATGGCACTACGGTTTTAATTGTAGCAACTGCTACAAAACTTTATGCGGTAACTACTGGCGGTGTTGTAACGGATATAACCAAGGCTACTCCGCATACAAGCGGAGAGTTTTCTTGGGCTATTCTTAACAACAACATTTATCTTACTAATGCTTCCGCTGCTGATGCTGCTCAAGTTTATACGGGTACTGGAGTAGCAATTAACGTAACGTATACAGGCGTTACTCTTAGCAATCTTGTTAGCTGCGCTTCGTATAAACGACGCATGATTTTCGTTGAAAAGAATACTGGCAAAATCTGGTACAGCAAAGTAGACGAAGATGGAACTACTGGTTCTCCAACCCTCAAAAGCGAAGACTTAGCCTACAACCTTACTCGTGGTGGGTATCTTCTCTGGACTGGTTCATATACCAATCAGACAGCTTCGACAGCGGCAGAATACTTCTATGCCATTAGCTCAGAAGGCGAGATAATTATGTACGCTGGTGATGCTCCTGATGCTGCTAACTGGACGCAAGTAGCACGATTCTATATAGGGCATCCTCTTGGTTATCGGTCGTTTGTACGGGTAAACCAAGACACTTGGATTATTACAAAGCAAGGAATTGTTCCTTTATCTGCATTGTTTGAAAACGATCCAGAAGCGGCGCTAAACTTCTTTTCGTCTCGTGTAAACTCTATCGTTTCTCAATATGCAAGCGTAACTCCGTTTGACCATAGTTGGTATGGATTTTTCTGGCCTGAGGGACGAAGGATTTATTTTAACATTCCTGAAAGTTCTACGTCTAATTTCTTTTTAGTTTACAGCATCGACACTAAAGGTTGGACAACGTTTAAGCTTTACGATGGTAGCGACTGCGCTCAGGCCGCTACGTTTAACTCGTTCCCCTATTATGGTGGGATAGACGGCAAGTTATGGAGGGGCGAGACAGGTTATGCCGACGCCGTTACTTCTACAGATACAGGCCAGCCTATAACCTTTGCTGGTAGAACCGCCTTTAGCTTTTACGATGCTAGAGGCAATTACAAAGCTTTCAAAGACATTCGCCCATTGTTTAAGGCAAAGAAAGGCGTCCAGCTTGCATTGGGTTTAGACACTGATTTTAAGAGAGCGCCAGTCATTACTAACGTTACTACTGCCCCTGGTACATTTACGCCATGGGGTAGCACTGGTGGCAGTCCTACTTACACACCTTGGGGTAGTGCTTGGTCGGGCGATGAGGAATATATATTCGATAGATTTGCTGTTAAGGGACAGGGACATTGTGCTGCTGTTAGATTCGGTGGTTCTGTTAAAAACAGCGGGTGCCAAATCTTTGGGTTTGAGGTTAGATTTGATTTAGGTGGACAGGTATAAACTATGGCTGCAAAAGTAACAGCGATGGGCAAAGACCCGTCAAAAGAAGCAACAAAAGATACTGGGGCTAGCAAGTGGACTCGTATCGGTGCAGGTCAGTACAAAGACCAGTATGGTAACGTCCTTAAAGGACAAAAGACTCGCCCTACGGTAAACAAGGGTAAGCCAGCACCGAAGGCAACAGAAACCGTTACAAC